TAATTGTTACAGATCTAATAGTCATGGTATTTATTACCTCATTTAATATTGAGGTCATATTATACCTACCACAGTCACAAATCTAATCTATTAGGATTAACCTATGACACAACTTAAAATACAACTCCTAGATTCTATGGGTAACGATATGTCAGTAATAAATGCTGCACGTATATCGTTCTCACAAGATGACTACGGTAACTTACAACCTGAACCAAGAACAGAAGCTCAAATACTTAGCTTACTTAACTTCTTGGCTCGTGGGGTAGATCAAAAAGAATGGAACCTAAGGCTACAAGACCTAAGCAATGGTGTATCGCACCCAGAGCTAGTCTACAAGCATATTCGTAATACACCTACCCATTGGGTACCTTTTGCACATACGTGCATCACAGTGAAGTGTAACGCTCCTGTGCCTATACGTACTCAATGCTTCAAATCTAAGATTGGTTTTGTAGAGAATGAAGAGTCTCGTAGGTACATTAAGTCTACTCCTGAGATATTTATTCCAGATACCCTCAGGGCCTCACCACAAGGCTCTATAAAGCAAGGTTCTGCAGAGACACACACTCATTCATCTTATTGGATTAAGAAGTACACAGAGCAAACTGAAGCTGCTGTAGACCTGTATGAAAGAATGATCTCTGATGGTGTATGCCCAGAACAAGCTAGATTCGTATTACCTCAAGGTACTATTGTGAACTGGGTATGGACAGGCAACTTGTATTCATTTGCTCAATTCTTTATTCTCAGAACTGATCCTCATGCACAGAAAGAGGTTCAGGTATTAGCACAACAACTAGATCCAATCCTCCGTAGCCTATTCCCTAAGGCTTGGGCTGCACTCGTAGACTAATAAGAGAACCAAAATGACAACAGTTGAATTAGATAAACAAGCTTTATCAGATATTACCGTCTTCAATAAATATGCAAAGTTCTTACCTGAGAAAGGTAGACGAGAGAACTGGAGTGAGATTGTAGAACGTAATAAACAAATGCAAATTAGAAAGTATCCCTTATTGGCTCGTATGATCAATGAGTACTACGAAACCTATGTAATCACTAAACGTGTATTACCTAGTATGCGCTCACTGCAGTTTGGTGGTAGACCTATTGAGATGGCAAACAGTCGAATATTTAACTGTGCCTATGCTCCTGCAGAATCCTATAAGTTCTTTAGTGAGCTTATGTTCCTATTACTTGGTGGAACAGGTATGGGATATTCAGTACAGCAGAGACACATAAGTCAGTTACCTGTTGTACGTTTACCTTTAATGGATACCTACACATACCAAGTACAGGATTCCATTATTGGTTGGGCAGATGCAGTAAAACGAGTAGTTAAATCTTTCTTTACTGGTTCTGACTTACCATCCTTTGACTACAGAGATATCCGTGAGAAAGGTGCAGACTTAATTACAACAGGAGGTAAAGCACCAGGACCAGAACCATTAAGGATATGTGTAAATAACCTCATTAGTATTCTCACCCCAGTAGCAAAGGAACAACGTAAGCTACGTCCTATTGAAGTACATGATATGGCTTGTACCATTGCTGATGCAGTGTTAGCAGGAGGTATTAGACGTGCTGCAATGATCTGCTTATTTGATGCTAATGATGAAGAGATGCTAACGAGTAAAGCAGTAGTACCTATTCTAAGCTATGAGACAGTAGCATTGAATTCTGATGGTTTAGCTGAAGTAGTCTATGACTGTGGTATTGGTAAACAAATAGCTAATTTGTCCCCTTATGACTACAACACCTTAGTCACCAACAATACCTTGCCTTGGTACATTGCTAAACCTGCTAGAGCCAGAGCTAATAACTCAGCTATGCTGCTTAGAGGTACCGTAGGTGAACGGGCATTTAGAACTCTAATGCAAAGAGTAAAAGATTCTAACTGTGGTGAACCAGGAGTCTATTGGACTAATAACCTAGATTGGGGAACTAATCCATGTTGTGAGATTGCACTTGAGCCTTATCAGATGTGTAACCTTACTGAGATCAATGCAGGAATCCTTCACACGCAGAAAGACTTAGAAGATGCCACACGTGCTGCAACCTTCATAGGTACGCTACAAGCAGGCTATACAGCATTCCACTACCTAAACCCTAAGTGGAGAGAAACGTGTGAAAGAGGTGCCTTATTAGGTGTCTCAATGACAGGTATAGCTTCGGGTACAGTAACCTCTCTGGATCTTAATGCTGCTTCTAACGTAGCAGTAGAAAGCAATAAAGAGTTTGCAGCTCTCATAGGTGTTAACCCTGCAGAACGCATTACCTGTGTAAAACCTGCAGGTACTACATCACTGGTTCTAGGTACAGCTAGTGGTATTCATGCTTGGCATAATGATTACTACATTAGACGTATGAGAGCAGGTAAAGATGAAGCATTAGCTCAATACCTTATGCGTGTTGCTCCACAGCTTGTAGAGCAAGATGTAACCAATGAGAAACAGGTAGTACTCAGCTTCCCACAAAAAGCACCTAAAGGAGCCTGTGTGAGAACAGAATCTATGATGGATCTCTTAGAACGAGTAAAACATGTCTCAGAGAACTGGGTACACAATGGGCATGTTCTGGGAGTTAATACCCATAACGTCTCTTGTACCATCTCAGTGAAAGATGATGAGTGGACTCCACTGATCTCATGGATGTGGAACAACAGAGCCTACTATAACGGTATCTCAGTGCTTCCTTATTATGGAGCTAGTGCTTATCCACAGCTACCATTTGAAGACTGCACAGAAGAGCAATACTACGCCTTATTACCTTTCCTAGACTCCATTGATATCAACAATGTCTTTGAGCTTGATGGTTCAAATGTAAACCTATCTGCAGAGCTTGCTTGTGCAGGTGGTGTCTGTGAACTTACCTAAGTAAGTATCTAATAGGGGCATCCCTGCCCCTGTTTTGCTTCCCCTCATACGAGTACAAAACAATGAAAGAACTTGTTTCGGACAGTCATTCTGTCACTGCAACAGGCTTCCTAAAAGAAGCTTTAGACACAATCAATAATAGAGCCAGTCAAAGAGATTCACCTCAAGGTGAACGAGCAATGAAAGCTACAGTAGGCATCTTCAATGCGTGGACGGGTAATCAGATAACAGAAGAACAAGGTTGGCAATTCATGCTTGCTTTAAAGATGGCAAGAATGACTCAAGGCAACTACAACCCAGATGACTATGTAGACTTAATTGGCTACTCAGCTTTATTAGCTGAATGCACTTCAGGAACCAACCATGAAAAGATACACCAATAACACATGCATCTCATTAGCTGCTGCTGTATGGCTTGCTCACGATAGCTATGACCACAGTACAGACCCAAACACAATAAGTGTTACTACACTCATGAAGCCCCTTAGACAAATCATATTAGGTAAGAGAGTCACAGATTCTAATACAGTAGTATCAGACCTTACTGATTTGATTAGTTCTACAATGGGTACAGCATTTCATGACTCTATTGAGAAAGCATGGTTGGCTAACCCAATAGAAGCACTACAATCTTTAGGGTACCCACAGAAAGTAATAGAACGAATTAGAGTAAACCCTACTCAGGAAGACTTAAACAATAAGTGTATTCCAGTGTATGTTGAAATACGTAGTCATAAGAAAGTAGGGGATATAACCATCTCAGGTAAGTTTGACTTTATTGGAGATGGACAGTTAGAAGACTTTAAATCCACAAGCACTTTCAGTTACACATCAGGTAACAATGATGATAAGTACATCCTACAAGGTAGCTTATATCGTTGGCTCAATCCTGATAAAGTAACTAGCGATTTTATGGGTATTACTTTTATATTCACTGATTGGTCTGCTTTAAGTGCTGTCACAAAGAAAGACTATCCACCTGCAAAGATACTAACTAAAACATTTTCTTTACTAAGCGTAGACGAAGTTCAACGATATGTTGAATCTAAATTACGTGAAATAAAAATGCATGAAGATACACCAGAACATTTACTACCTCCCTGTTCTGATGCTGATCTATGGCGTAAAGAAACTGTATGGAAGTATTACGCTAAAGAAGGTCAAATTAAAAGCACAGCTAACTTTGATACCTTTTTAGAAGCACAACAACGCCTAGCAGAGAAAGGATCAGGATTCGTTAAAGAAGTAAAAGGTAAAGTCATTGCATGTAACTACTGCAATGCTAGAAATCTATGCTCTCAACGAACTGCTCTAATTGAATCAGGCGATTTAAAACCATAGGAGCTATTCCATGCATCATCCAGTAATGGAGCAGATTGTAGATGTACTATCTGCTCGTACACAAAACACAGAAAGACTGTTCTTTAGAACTCAACTAGCCTACTTCTTAGGAGTCGTAGCTTCACACATGCGAGCATCCATTACTGGATGGTCAAACACAACTATACCAATCAATGTTTACGCTATTAACGTAGCTGAATCTGGTGCAGGTAAAGGCTATGCTACTTCAATCATCGAAGGTGAGTTATTAAGTGAATTCAGTAAGATATTCATGAAACAAACATTCCCTGATTTTGCTGAACGTAACCTAGTGAAGTTAGCAGGTGAACGTAGTATTCGTAACAACACAACAGAAGACGAAGAGCTCACAAAACTAAAGAAAGAATTCTCTAGTATTGGTGCCATGCTATTCACATTCGATAGTGCAACTACTCCTGCTATTAAACAGCTACGACACAAACTATTACTCAGTGGAGTTGGTAGTCTCAATCTATGTATTGATGAAGTAGGTGCTAACCTATTAAACAACGTAGAACCTCTTACCACATTCCTAGAGCTATACGATAAAGGCTTAATCAAAGAGAAACTAATTAAGTCTTCCTCAGACAACCTAAGAACAGAACGTATGGATGGAGCTACTCCTGCCAATATGCTTCTTTTTGGTGTACCTAGTAAGCTACTTGATGGAGGTCAAACAGAAACTAAGTTCATTGAACTCCTAGACATGGGTATGGGTAGACGATGTTTCTTTGGTTCAGCTTCTGAAGCAACAAAGAACTTAGAATTAACTGCAGAAGATTTATTAGACAATATGTTTAATCAAACTAATCTTCAGTTGATTGAAGATCTAACTGATCAGTTTGCTAGATTAGCCAATCCTGTAAACATGGGAACCAAGATCTTAATAGAGCGACCTGAGTGCCTGAAGTTAATGCAATACAAATTAGACTGTGAAGCAGAAGGTCGTACCTATACTAAGCAGGACTCTATTCGTAAAGCTGAAGTAGACCATCGTTACTTTAAGGTACTGAAATTAGCAGGTGCTTATGCATTCTTTGAGGGATCTCCTGTTATTACTTCCACCCACTTAGACTATGCTATTGCATTGGCTACTGAATCAGGTGTGTCACTAAGTAAATTGGTTACACCAGAACGTCCTTACGTAAAGTTAGCTAAACATCTAGCTGAGTACACTGGTGAATTAACACTAGCAGATTTAGATACAGACTTGGCTTACTTTCGTGGAACCAAGCAGATGAAAGAAGAGATGATTACTATGGCTACCTCATGGGGCTATAAGAATAATATCATCATTAAAAAAGCTTTCACTGATGGGATTCAATTCGTTAGTGCTACAGCTATTCAACCAACAAATCTTGATAAGTGCATCCTGTCTTACAGTGAAGATATGACTTCAGGTTATATAAATAGCATAGTCAAGTTTGAAGACTTGAGTAAGATGTTAACCTTTAAGGGTACATTACATTGGCTCAACCATCGTGTAAGAGATGGATACCGATTAGAGCGTAATATTATTAGTGGCTTCAATATGCTTGTATTAGATGTTGATAATACTTGTCCACTCTCTACAGCTAAACTTCTATTAAAGGATTACAAGTACACCATCTATACAACAAAGTCTCATGGTATTGAAGATCAAGATAGATATCGCATTATCTTACCTATCAACTATGAGCTTTACTTGGAAGAGCAAGACTACAAGCAGTTCATGCATAACGTATTCTTAGCTTTACCTTTTGCTGTAGATGAAGCAGGTAATCATCGCTGCAAGAAATGGCAGACATACCACGCTACTCAGGTATTCACTAATGATGGCAGTCTATTCGATGTATTGGGATTCATACCTAAAACTACTGAAGCAGAACGTACTGCAAAAAGAGCCTTAGAGCAAAGTAACTTAGATAACCTAGAACGATGGGTAATCAATAACATTGGAGATGGCAATCGTAATGTGCAGTTACACAAGTACGCTATGGTATTGGTAGATGCAGGTAAAACCTTTGAACAGGTACGTGCTGCAGTATGTGGCTTAAACGATAAGATACCTGACAAGTTAGCTGAGTCTGAGTTGTATGCGACCATCATGCAATCTGTTGCTAAGAAACTTGGTATTTAAACTACTGTCCTTTTGGACAGTTTCATGAACTAATAGAGGAACCATAATGACGGCTGTAATTAACGACCATCTAGTACTTATCTGTGGACCATCTGCTGCAGGTAAGTCAGCTAGTCTTCATACACTAGCAAACCCAGAGGGTGTATTGTATGCATGCTGTGAAGCAGGTAAACGATTACCTTTTCGATCCAAGTTTAAAGAGATCAATGTTACTGATCCAGTAAGGCATATCCCTGAGTTGTTTCAATATGCTGAACAGACAGAGAAAGTACATACTGTTGTAATTGATACACTGACATTCTTAATGGACATGTATGAATCTCTGTACGTATTACCTGCTAAAGATAAGATGGCAGGTTGGAGTAACTATGCAGAGTTCTTTAGAAACATGATGCAGCAACGTGTAGCACCATCAAAGAAGAACATGATCTTTCTAGCTCATACATTGACTAACTACGATCAAAATACCTTGAACATGACTACCAGTGTACCTATCAAAGGTGCATTAAAGAATGTAGGTATTGAGTCCATGTTTAGTTGTGTAGTAGCAGCGAAGAAGATGAGTCTTGAATCACTAGCTCCATACGCAAATCCATTACTTAAGATTACACCTATGGACGAGATGTTGGGATACAAGCATGTATTCCAAACACAGCTCACCAAAGACACCATAGGAGAGCGTATTCGAGGAACGATGGGTATGTGGACACTTGAAGAAACATTCATCGACAATGATGCACAGTTACTCTTAAATCGTTTACACGAGTTCCACGATGCATAGTAAGTACAATCTAACTAAAGATGAACTGATGAAGCTATTACGGTATGAAGCTAAGACAGGTCATCTCTACTGGATTTCAAAGGGCACAGCTAAGACAAGGGTAATAGGAACCAGAGCAGGTAGTCTATGCAAGACTTCAGGTTACAGATTAGTAGGCATTAACAAACACGTTTACCGTGAGCATCATCTAGTCTGGCTCCTATTTAATGATAAGTTCCCTGATGGGGTAATAGATCATATTAACCATGACAAAGCTGATAACAGAATAGAAAACTTAAGGGACATCTCTCAATCCGAAAACACTAGAAACCAAAGTGCGAGAAGAAACACCTCTTCAGGTGAGCAAGGTATTTGGTACTGTAAGACTAGACAGCGTTGGATTGCTGAAATCAAGCTGAATGGTAAGAAGGTATTCCAAAGCAAATTCCCAGATGCGACTAGTGCAATGATTGCACGAGAAGCAAAACTTAAAGAACTAGGATTCCATGACAATCATGGATCCCACAACAACGGATAAATTTTATGAGTATTTTCGCACCCGTAGCAGAAGCACAAGCAGAGAAAGACACCTTAGGTGGATTCGCTGCATTACCATCAAGTGTTTACAACATGATTATTAAAATGTGGTATGAAACACGCACACGTAAAGGAGGCTTAGCCTTTAACTTAGAGTTTGAAACAGTAGATGGTAAGAAGCTTAAAACTGTTATCTATCCTACTTCTAAGAAATCAGGTAAAGAGAAAACAACTTACACTGATAAAGAGGGTAAAGAAGTTTATTTAGCAGACTTCCTTACTGCTAACTCTCTTGCTGTTATGGCTACAGGTAAGCAGTTACATGAGCTCACACCTAAAGCTAAAATGGTGAAATTACGTGATCCAGTAAGCAAACAAGAAGTACCTACTTCGGTTCCAGTTTACACAGAAGCATTAGGTAAGCCTGTTAAATTAGGTGTACTACGTGTACTAGAAAACAAGACAGTTAAATCTGGTGATGAGTATGTACCTACCAATGATATGAAGCAGTCTAATCGCATTGATAAAGTATTCAATGCTAAGACTAATCAAACCATTGTTGAGCTGAATGCTAATGTACCTGCTGAATTTCAAGCAGTTTGGTTAGAGAAGAATGATGGTAAAGATGTAGATAACTTCAAACCAGTTGAAGCACAAAATACATTAGGTGCTGCATCCACAGCTCCAGTTGCTACCACTTCTTTATTTGACGAAGAATAAACCATAACTAGGTAAGGGGTAATACCCTTACCACTCAAGAGTATTAAAACATGTCAGAAACAAAACCTATTGAATCTGTAGAACAGATGGGTCATTTAATCATTCAATGGTACAACACAGTAGTAGCTAAGTTAAACCATACCTTAGATATCCCTGATGATGTAGTTGTTGCTATTACAGTAGATGGTATTAACACCAAAGGTGAACCAGTAAAAGTAGATAAGGATCTTGATCCTGATCAACGTACTGCCTTCCTAGCAGGTATAGCTTTTGCTATTGAATGCGTAGGTGACTTACCTTTTGGAACTACACCAGATGAACCTACGACTCATTAGCCATGATCCAAGTTTAAGGAATTGGGGTATTGCTGTTATTGACTACGATTGTGAAACCACTCAGTTAACTGTATTACATACAGAGGTCCTACAGCATACTCCATCCATCAATATTAGAAGACCTAACCAAAGAGACCTTAGTTCAGCTACTCACCATTACACACGAATACAAGAGCTATATCACACATACAAACCATCCCTATCTATTGCTGAGATTCCAACAGGAAGTCAAAGTGCTAGGGCATCAGTAGGCTATGGTATCTGTATTAGTATTCTTGGTTCACTCAGATATGAGATGCCCCTCATTGAAGTAACACCGAACCAAGTAAAGAAACTCGTAGGTTGGGGAAACACTTCTAAAAAGCAGATAGTAAAGTGGGTTCAGAAAACACACCCATACTACACATTCCCTCAACACCATAACGAACTCAACATGAGTAAAGCAGAACACATAGCAGATGCTATTGTTGCAGCTCATGTAGGGTTACTTTCAAAACAATTTAAGGAACTATTCCTATGCAAGTCTTAGTAACGATTGAACCAAATGATATTCAAGAAGCTTTATCAAAGCATATTGATGAAGTACTGGGTATTGAAACAACAATCACAGTAACAACAACCACAGGTGGTGCATTCCTCATCTCTGCTGAGGTAACAGGTAGCAACCCAAGCAAACCTATTACTACTAAACGTAAGAGACGTACAGCAGCAGAGATTGCAGCAGAGAGCAAAGAAGTAGAAGAACCAAAGGATCAAGTAGATCCTAAGTCCCTCTATGAAGATAAGGAAGATACATTAGTTGCAGCTTATGTACCTGTAGTAGAGGAAGATGAAGACGAAGATGAAGCACCTGTGAGTGTTGATTCTGTGTTTGCACGTAGCTTGAAATGATCCTGTACTGGCTAGGTGGGATAATCCTAGTACTCATATTAATCAGTTTGGTTATTGGTATTAGAATCTTAGCTTCAGTACTTACCTTAATACTTGTATCAGTTATTATCGGTATTATTATTGGAGCCTTAGCTGAGAATAAACTAACCAAAAATGAAAGAGATCCTTACGAGTAACATGAATACCCCCACTTAATAGTGGGGGTATTTTTTACCTAGTTGATTCCACCTAGTAGCATTTTAATAGGTAGTGGTTGATTTAGTGCACCTACTGCACCTAATCCTCCAGGTTGTAGTGGATTACCCAGTTGGTTAATAAATAATGGAATAGTAGCTGCAGGCATACCTAAAGTATTAGCCAACAGGTGCTGAGCAAACAATCCTCCTTTATGGTTCTTAATTAAGTAAGCCATTGCACGTTGAACACGCAAGGTGTACTTAGTAAACATTAAGAAACCCATATCATTACCATACTGAAGTTCCATTGACGTAGGTACATCGTAGTTAATGAAAACAGTATCGGCTAAAGCTAATGCATCTTCATGACTCAATTTCTCCTCAGATTTATTACGCATGTGGCTATAAAGAACATACTTAGCAGTAAAATCAGATAACTGAGTTAATGTAGCTAACTTCTGATACAACTCAGTACTAGGAGCAACTAATAAGGTAGCACCAATCTTACGTATAGTAGGATTAAGTTTATCTAGTTGATCGTCAATCTTCTGCTCTAGTCTACTCTTATACTCATAATCGTTAATCTCAAGAGATACATCCTCTACAATCGTAGTCAACATACCTGCATCTAAGAACTCTTTAAGAGGATTACGAGCCAATGAATCACTATGCTTACGAATAGTCTGTAGATGTACAGCAGCATTACCTATACCAGTGTTCATTGCATTCTGTGCTCTGATTAACTCTCTGGTATCACTCATGTAATCCATACCTGCTCTGTATGCCAATACACTATTTCTGTAGATATCTGTAGCAGGTACATTCATCGCTAAAAGAATACCTGTATTACTTGCTTGGTTCCCCATTAAGGTAGTTAAGTTTCTAATAACCACAGTACTCTTATACCAGCTAACTAAAGATTGGTTTAGTGTCTCTGCTTGTAGAGCACGTAACTTAGCTGTGTCCTTAAACACTGCACTAAATACACCTGTAATAATTCTCTCAGGTAGATTACGTAGCTCTGGGTTTTTATCAAAAGCTAAGCCAATCGTATACTTACTAGTACCAAATAAGGGTAAAAGCAAAGTATTACGAATATACATAGGTGTTCCTTTACCCCAGATAGACTGTACGTAGTTACGAGTATCTTCAGGTAACATGAAGTACATTGCACGTACTCTAGGATCAGGTGAATCAGGTCCTACTTCCACAAAGGATCTAGGATACCTAGTATAGTTCTCTTGATAGTCAGCAGTGATTACATCTATTACTGCTTTGTTATGATCAGAAGTACTAACCTTATCAAAGTTAGAACCTGCAAATGCACCTAGAACCTTAGCAAAGTTATTGTTACGACTTAGCAAGGAATCTTTAGTGGCATGAGAATGTACGTATCTAAAGTCAATGATAGTACCTCCATTAGAGTAGGTAGGAGCAACACCTCTAGTACCATCTACTCTTGGATCATAGCTGCTAGGATTGATGTTAAGAATACGTTCTCTAGCTAAGTCAGTTTCCCTTCTGATGACGTTGTGTTCGCCCACATAAGATAGGTCACTGTTAGCGAATATAGACGTACCATTCTTAACCTTACCTGTCATACTCACTGCACCTGATACGTATCTAGTTTTACTAGATGCTTCAGTCACGTAAACATAACGAGTACCACCACCAGGCTCAGAGGGATGAGATCTATACGCTCTTACAAACGTATAACCCATATCCTTCATCTGTTTTCTTTCTGCCTCTGTAGTAACTACTTTGATCTCTCTATGGGGATCTGTGATATCAGGAATGTATCCTTTAACAAATGCAGTAGTATTACCCTCATAGAGCGCATCCTTAGCATCTTCTTGAATACGCTTGTGGTAACGCATAAGTGTTTCTACACCATTAGCACTACCCTCTGTACGAGCATTCTCAATATCCATGATCTTAATCAATGAGTCTTTATGATGAGTATCCATGTACTCTAAAGCTCTTAAAGAGATTAACTCATCCAGTTTACTTAAGTAGTCTGGATCAACCTCAGACTCTTTCATTACAGTCTGCATACCTACATTTCTAGCAATAGATAATGCATTCTCTGCAAGCATGTCATTTGTCTCACCTGTAGTCATGTAGAAGGCTAAGTCTTTAACTCTTACACGATGTAGAGGATCAGTGACATCAACCTCTAGTTCTTGAATTCTTTGATCCAAGAATTGAGGAGAACTCAAGAGTCTTCTTAAACCTATACGACCATACTTAGAGAACAATACCTGCATATCTGTACGCAATACACCGTATGTAAGAGCTTCTTTATCACTCTTAGATAGTTTCATACCACCATCAGCAAAACTCTCAAGGAGAGCCTCTACAGTCGTACTAGAGTGATTCTTACGTCCAGTCTGAATCAAGGTATATCTGCGTAGTAAACGCAATACAGCCTGCTTAGCTTTGCTTGGTGTAGCCATCTCATTGAGTATTTCAGCCTTCCATCCAAGAGGCTTACCAGGATTAGCTAGATCTCTGTACTGTTGAGCCAAGTCAAGTAAGTCCATTGCCCTACCACCTGCAATGATACCTGCAGTCTTAGTTACACCTGCAATACGAGGATACTTAGTACCATCAACCAGCTTAGTTAAAGAAGCATCTAGTTTATTTCCACGTTCTTTAATGAACTTATCTAGTTTACCTACACCCACATTCAATTTATCAAACACATTACCAACTGCTTGATCTCTCTTCTTATGATCAATATCCACAAGATTACGAACCAAGATAGGTAATTTATCCTTAGCCTGTTGGTAAGTAGACGTATTTGTTAAGTATCCAGATACCCAACGTAATGCATGTTCATACATAGCTTCAATTTTAGAAAGTAAAGTAGAATCCTTAGCTTTAGCTTTCTTTTCACTGAAAGTAAGTAATGCATGTACTTCATGACTACCTAGAGCCATAGCAACAAACTTACTCATGAAGTCACTTCTACCATTGGCACTTTGAGCAATGTTGAATAGGTATCTATGCTTAGCTTCAGCAACTTCTTTTTGATGCTCAGTTGCTTTAGACCAATCACCTTTATGGAAGTCTTTTGCACTTAATACAGTCTTGGCTGTATCAAAAACTTTTAAGAGTTCTTTGTATGCAGGACTTACTATACCTGAATCAATAACACCCTTCACAGTGACTTCTAATGCTTCAATAGCAAACAACTCACGCTGACTCAACTCAAATCCTGCAGCTATCGCTCCAGTACCATAAGGCGTTCTACCTTCACTAATGGCTTTACCCCATACTTCATTAGGAGTGTAAGTAGTATTTGCTCTTGAGTTGGATATAGGGGTATATGTACTATCAATAATGGATAACATTAAAGCTGATAGTCTTTGGTCTGCTTCTAAGTCACCAGAAGAAGGTAATGCTTCAAATACCTCTTGTGCTCTAAACTCTGTTACAAGTCTTACAGCATCTGCTTTCTTATTATCCAAGTCATTATCTAACTCCCCTTCAAAGTCTTCACTAGTACCTGAATCAAAGTAAGTCTTGTTGAGTTGTATAGCATCCATAGCGATAACTAACGTAGATTCCAACAAAGATTCCATACCATTTAAACTGTCTTTTGCTGCATTTACTTTAGATCTAAAGTAATCAGCTATTACAGTAAGGAAGTCCTTTAATAGAGTAGCCATGCCTTTTGTATTAGCACTTCTGGTTCTAGTTTTAAGAGAAGTAGGAATCTTACGAGCTAATTCAAATACGTCTTGCTCAGTGAGCATGACTGTAATGAACTCACTTAACTTACCTGTAGCATACTCAATCTTCTTCAAGGTATGGGGACTGATACTAGCTGCGTTATCTGCTGCATACTCTTTCAGTCTATCGGATAGTCTGGTAAAGGCATCAATGGTATTAGGATCACCACCTATACCTACAGTAGCAGAAGTAACAGCATGAACTAATTCATGTATCAGACTGACAGCATGACCTCTACCATCAACAGCTATTACAATATTGTTGTTGTAGTACCATGAGTCGCCTCTGGATAGCTTATCCACTGCTGAATCTTTAGCATTAGGATTTACCAAAGCTTTAGCCATATCAGGTGTTACGTTATCAGGAGTTAAATACTGAACTGTTAATCCTTTAGGTAAACTACTGAGTATCAGCTTAAGCATTGCCTTACCTAATGCAGAGTCCATGTAAGTACCACTGAAGTCTATATTGGCAATAGATGCCGCTACATCAACTATACCGTCATTTACTACAAGGAAATCATTACCCAAGTAAACAGGATTCAATATGTTGCTTTGATCACCTGCTCTTCTGAACTTAATCTTTTTAGTACTACGTTGAGTCACTCTACCATTTGAACCAATGGTTCTAACTACCTCAGGTTTAGCTTGAGCTTTAGGCGTAGTAATAGTACTGAAGTAAAGCTTATCTAAGTCTTTACCTAACTTAGTAGCTACCTCTAAGTCCAAAGCTAACTCTTCCTTTAAAGCAGCTATTTTATCTTCTATAGCTTGCTTATCTCTAGGTGTTATCTTGTACTCACCACCTTCTAAGCTGTACTGGGATATCGCAGATAGTCCTTTTAAGGCTGAAACCTTATTAACCTCTACGTCATACATTGCAGTAACAATGGCTTTTAATAAGTCAGAGTAACTAGTTTTATTTTTGATATTAAAGTTTTCATCTGCATATTGTTTTAAGCTACTAAAAGTTCCTTTGCTCAGCTCTACAGCAAAGTTACGTCTAGCTAACTCAGAAGATGCATCAGTCTCTTTACCTGTAGAGCTTTCACCATATTTGATAATCCCTCTAAGTGGTCTGAATAAAGAACCCCTTAATACTTCTTTGTACACACCATACTGGAGTGCTGCATCAAACAATACTTTGTTTTGGAACTGGGCCATAGCGACAGCTTCAGTAACCCCTGAGGCATTCTCATCATGGTGGTTCAATGCATCAAACTTAGAAGATACCTGAGTAGTTACCCAAGCATCCATAGCTTGAACAATAGAAGCGTTATTAGCAGGACCTCTGTACTCAATAGTGATTGTGTATAGTGGAGATTCAAAGTTACTGAATGTAGGCACAGTAGCACTGTTAGGTGTGTGTTTAATATCAAACTGAGTTTTGATATGTAACTTAGAAACAGGTAATTCAGCAGTCTGAGGTACCTTAGTTACAATGTACATAGCATGAGCTGACTCAACTGGATTAGTTGAATAAGTACCTGCAACAGAGACTACAACAGGACCATACTTATTTAGATCAGCCATTAGACGATCCATCTGTTTAACAGTAAGACCTTCTAAAGTTATTCTATCGCCATTTTGAGCTACACGATACTTAGTTAACCCTTGAGATTCTAGGTTCTTTAAAGTCTCATCACGAGTGAAGTCAAACAAACCTTTAAAGATGTCAAAGCCTAAACTGGCTAAGTTATTGACTCTACCACGAGCAGCAATCAAATCTCCTGACATGACTTTCATTGCATTCTGTGTGATGGTACCCCTTATACCTGACTCAACTTCTGTAATCTTATCAATCATATTAGGAGTCAATTCAGTCTCAAGAATGGCATCTACCTTAGCCTTAATAAGCTCCTCTTTAACTGTTAAACCTTCCCTAGCTGCTAAAACAGCATTCGTTAAAAATGTTTCAGGCTTACCCAATAGAGCAGACAAGTGGGTATCAAACTCGACTATAGATGCTGTTGTAGGATTACCACCATTACTACTAGCTAACTTAGCCATAGTAGCGTAGATAGAGCTGATGAATGCACGTGACTGTGCTGCCTTAATAGAAGTGAAACCTGAACCATAAACAAAGGGTACTAAGCCTACCTTTGCTCCTGCTCTCTCACCAAACTTAGGATCAAAGAAAGCTAAAGCAGCATGCTTAGCTTGCTCTACAGGGTTTCTATTATTAGTAACTAGTGTGTTCCATAGGTCTTTTTGAATCCTAGCTAGTTGCTGATACAAATCATCAGCACCACTACTACGATACGCCATTAGAGTCTCTTGTTTATCTCCTACATAAAAATAACCTGCTGCATTGTGTAGACTGTTAACTGTAGCTCCCTGTTTATTTCTAGGTCTCCCAATACCATAAACAAGCATAGAGAGAGCCATACCATTAGTTACACCATCTGATCCAATAGCAACATTAGTAGTTACTTCTCCTTCAGTCTTGAGTGTAGCTTTACCATCCTTAATAGTAGATAGTTGATACAGCACATTGACTGATGCAAGAGACATAGCTCCACCACCAAACTCAATGACTAGGTCTCTCACTGCAGTAATGTCTTCCATTGTTGCAGTACCGTCTTGTAACTTACCATAAGAAGCAATAGCAGAACTCACTCGATCCAGTGATAGATATTCCATCAATGCAGGTAAATAGACACTTGCTGCAGTCTTATCTACTGCCACCTTACCAATAGATAATGTGATCTCTTCCATGTATGCAGCAGCACCAAGTAGTGCTCTACCTACAAGGGATATCTCACCATTTACTAAAGGCTGGGTAGCAGCAATAGTTTGAACATGTTGGCTCATTACTGTGAGTGCACGATGTACCTTGTCTCCTTGTTCATTAAACAAGTTAGAAGTAACACCTACTCGATTAAGTACCCATACTTTCATAGGTAAGTAGATAGGAGCATATTGACCTTCTGTGGTAGGCACAGAACTAACAAAAGCAAGACCATTCTCTAAACTACGTCTCAGACCCTCATTAGTGCTGATTACAGAGCTTCTCTGAGTGACATGCATCTTTGCTATGTCTTCATCAGATACTACGCCTATCATCGCTTCTAAAGCTTCTGTGTTGTTATCCCTCAAATGAAGCATAGCTTTGTACGTATCACCATTTGGTACGTACTTCTTCTTCATCATCTGTTCAGTATTGTCTTTGAGTGCTGAAGGTACTTGTGTACCTAACTGATCAGTAGACTCTTGGTTCAATCCTTTTGGTTCTTTGAACAATGGAGCAGTATCTACGTTGGTAATACCAAAGAGGTTGTTTAATACAGAAGAGACACCTCTAGCTGCATCTTTATACTCTTGAATATCTGGACGTAGCTTAGCGTTATTCTCATATAACCAATCACCACGTTTACTTTTCTTGGTTTTAGTATCATAAGCAACACGTGCATAAGTAGTGAATCCTCTAACATGATCACCTTTTAATGTTTCATCATTCTTAACTGTGTGGTCAGTAGTCTGACCAGTAACACGAGCTATGTCACCTGCCACCACACTATTAAGTACCTCAGTAACTTGAAGTAATCCTTCTTTAGCCATTATGTTGTAAGCCAATGAACCAAAGGCATTGATCATTCTCTGTTTACGTTCTTCTGTAGCATCTTGTTGTACTTTCAATGAGAGAGTCTCAAAGATACTTCTACCTAGATAACTTACAATAGCAGCCCTTGAGCTACCAACATTCTGATAACGTCTCATAACTACATGAGGGATAGGAGTCTTCTCGTCTAACCCTAATAGCTCTGCTACATCTTCTTCTGCATGAGTGAACTTACCTGACTTCTCCAATAAGAATGAGAATGCTGCAGCACTTATAGCAGTAACAATGTTTTCATCTAATGAAGGATTTGCCTCATCAGGAAACAAATAAGTAAGATAATCAGTAAGCTTAAAATCACCTAATTGTGCATAACCTGTAAGTAATGATCTGACATTAGGTTGAATTCTCTTAGTATGGAAATCCCTGAATACCCTAATAAGATTTAATTCCTCAGGTGTAGCAGGTCTACCTAAGAACTTATCTAAGAACTCATTAGCTGAAGTGTCATTAGAGAAGTGAGTAGTAAAGAAGTCTTTAATAGCTACTACAACAGAATTAGACTTAGCTTTCTGATAGAAACTAGCTACAACTAAATTAGCTTTTTGTAAGCCAGATATCTCAATCTTCGTTGTCCTACCTGGAGTAGTAGAACCATCCTTACGCTTTATAGGAGCTACTACTTTTGTCTCTGTAGTATTGGGTGAGTTGATAATCTTAGCTTGAGCTGCTTGTCTCTCACGTGGGGTAACATTAGCTGCTCCAGTGAATACACTCATACCTCCCACAGGAAGCTCATTATCAATCTCTCTAATAGGCTTAGACATAAGCTTAGGCTTACCATGTACTGACACTCCTTCATCAATTACAGACTCTGCTATGACCTCATCTGAACCAAACAGTAGATCTGATATGAATTGCTTATCACCTAGGTTCTTTAAAGTAATACGCTTACCTTTATTACCTAATTCACCTTCTACACGTATAGCTTTATCTATCTTCTTCTGAATCTTACCAAGATCTACCTCACTGTTTTGATTTACTCGTTCACTACTGGTTAAGTTCTTAGCAATGAAATTAACATCATTCTGTGCAATAACTATATCTGCTACAGCTATTAACTCAGGACGAATAGAAGACGAAAGCACAGTCTTACCTGAGTCAGCTAATGCTCTTGCTTGCTTAGCATATTCTTGATAGATCTCATTTCTACGTCTTATAGCTTCAGCTTTACGACTATCTATCTCAGTCTTGCTAACTAAATACTTCTCTAAGGTAGCAATAGCTTTGGTGTCACTGTCACCACCTAGTAATGACTTCTTCCACTTGGCTACATCAGTAGGTGTAACTTTACTGAGTTCGCCTACAACATTTTTGTTACTAACCTTAAGAACTTCTAATGCTTGAATAGCTGCTTTATCTCCATATTCACCCCAAGCATCAAATACACCACGAGTACCTGTTACATCTTTAATCTTAGGTACATTCTCTCCATTGGCTTTATTGTACTTATCAATAATTGTATTCGTTGCTTGATAGTACAGTACATCACCATCAACAATGTCTGGATTAGACTTAGTAGCAAAACTCTTACCTGTGCCTGCATGAGCAAGAATAACCTTACCACGATACTCAGGATTGATAGTTTGAGTCTCGGTAGCAACTTCTGGATCAACTTTAAACTCAGTATTGATTAAGTAATCTAAAGCGTTAGCATGAGATGGTTCACCCAATTCTTTGTAATAAAGGATAGGTTTACCCACTAATGCTTGAGACTTGAGTTGCTCTCTGATCCAAGCATGTTGCTCAGGGTTGATATCTGTAGTCTCAGATAGGATCCAATCAAGGTAACGTACTACACTCTCTTCTGTACTCTTAGTCTTGATTAACCCTGCTACTGTAGAGCTAAATGGATTACCAAAATGTTCATTAGAACCCTTAATACGAGTAGAAATAACTGCTTTATCAGTAATGGCTTCAGTAGCATCTTTAAGATTAGACCATGACTCTAAGGCTACATTCTCTGTAACAGTCTTACTAGGATTCAATCTATCATAGATATTAGAAGCATCTATAGATGTACCAGTAGTCTTAGATTCTGATTCATTCAAGGAATCTAAAGTCTTCTGATACACATCTCTGATAGCTTGCTTACCTTGCTCTGTTGTATTTGATGATGTGCCTACACCTGCAAAGTTTTTAGTCAGTACAGGTATGCCTGTGGGTACAAAATCCTCTTTAGCTGCATCCCATTTATGCCATCCTTCTGCATAGGTATCATTCTCTACTTGGTTAAATACATAGGTAGGCTTACCCATCATAATACCTAACTGTACAGCAACACTTGTACCTCCATTTACTTGTGGTACTAAAGCAGTTCTAGTTTCTTTACCTTGTGCAATAGTAATCTCTGCACCTTTAGGTATTAAGGAACCAATAGCAAAAATACCATCAGCATTCTTAACCTGAGCATAGTTTCTAATCTTCTTAGTATTACGTGTTGTGTGGTTAGGGGCTATTCTGCCCATGAGTCTTTCAGCTTCTGTTACAGCTACCTGAGCCTCACCTGTCGCTTGTCCAGTAGCAGCCACTTGACCAATATCTTTTGTAGCATCTACAGGCTTAACACCTTTAGCTTTCAATCTTGGATCTGCAACATCACCATCTACAGGTAATAAGTAATGGTTGTTATTATTGAAACCAAACTCAGATCCTATAATGTCCCACTCAGCATCATAGCCTTTCGCACCACCAGAGTGATTGGTGTAAGCACCCAAAATAGGATCAACTGTTTTAGGAGTCTCCTCAATAATCGGAGTCTCTACCTTTGATTTATCCTTAGCATCTGCAGGAGTAAAGGATAGATAGGTAACAGGTTTAGATGTATCTATTGCTACACCAGGACCAACATAAATGAATGCTCCTTTCTTGGCTCTAGTTGTACCTACGTAACGAAGTCTCTTATTCAAGTCTGCATCAGGTGAATCAATATCTCTACCTTCCACAAACACATAAGAATAAGTACCACCTTGAGATTTATGGATAGTATGTGCATAGCCATAGTTAATAGTTTGATTATGGATAGGACGTAGCTTCTCTTTTGTATCTCCCTTTTTCTTTTCCATTACACCAATATCACGAGGGAATACATACTCACCTAATACTTCTTCAAAAGGTTTCTTACGTTTGTATCGTGCACGAGTATCTCTCTCAGGTATAAACTTACCGTTGGCATCATGAGTAAGAAACTTATCTCCTACTAGACCTAATGCAGTCCATGTAGCCTCAGTATTTGATGGAAGAATGAAACGTAATTTCTTTGATTTAGCTAAACCAAAAACGTCATGAAAAGTGATTTCTGCTGTGAGTACCGAAACACCTAATATTTCTTTACTTTCTGTTGGTCCAATCTTATCTATGATGTAGTCCACACCATTAGCGATAGGTAGTATCCCACCTGGATTAGCTTTACCATAAGCGTTGTAACCTAAGAGTAATTCACCAACAACGTAATCAGGTGGATTCTTACCATAGATACCTTCACGAATTCTATTATTAAGATCCTTAATAACTTCATTCCTAAATGCCACTACTCTAACTAATAATGGATCTTTCAAGAACTCCTTAGACTTGAACATATCCACTACTTTATCTATGAAAGTTTTCTTTTCATTTAAGAAAACAACACCATTAGAGTCAGTCATATTATTGGTATCAGAGAAGTTTCCTTTCCCATTTCTCAAATACACAGACTCACCCAATAATGCACTATTCTCAGCTCTTTCTACTTTTGTAAGAATAGACACACTATTAGATTCAGTTAATGCTTTAGAATCCTTTGCATCATCTTTGATACCTACTCGCTCACCATTCTTATTCTTTTTAGATACAGGACGTAACTGTGCTGCATCACCTAAAAATAAAATCTTAACACCTGGATTAGCATCAAGACTCTTGATAAGAAAGTCATATAGATCGTCTCCAATCATTGAACTCTCATCAACAATAACTAACCCACTACTAGGGAATCCTGTGTCGTCTTCACTATCACCCCTTTTAAAAGTTACCTTACTGGAATCATAATCACTAAACTTATCTAAGTCGATCCAGGGCAAAAGATTAAGTAGTTTATGTAACGTCTGTACTTTCTCACTCTTATTCTTACTCATGGTAACTGTATTAGCACGATGAGTAGGAGAAGTAAGTACAACCGTACCATAGACACTTCCTGCTTCACGTAGAGCCTTAAGGATACTATTAACAATAGTTGTCTTACCTGTACCTGCAGCACCAATCAAGGTATGTGTATTTACACTTGGGTCAGTATTCTCAAGGAATGTCATAATCTCACTGAATGCTTTCTCTTGACCCTCATTCAGTTTGATTTCTCCATTACCTTTAGGAACTTCTTTTGTATCTTTTGAACCAAGTAACAAACTATCTATATCGAATGCACGTACAGTCTTAGCATCATCCATCTGATCAAGTATTTCATCTTTAACCTCTGAAGACGCAGCAGTAGCTAAGTAAGCCTGTTTAAGTAATGGCTTAACATCTTCAGGATCTACACCTCTTTTCTTGAGATCAGTAAGAATAGCTTTAGCCCAATCAGCAAACTTAATAGTACCCAATGCAAAGTAGATACCAGTAAGCTTAACTGTAGCAGCCATGATCTTAGTTATCAGTACTGGATCAGCATTCTGCTTGAGACCTTTCCCTGCTTCCTTAAATAAGTCTTCTAGCTCATTTAAGGCATCTTCTTTAGCTTTCTCTAGCTTAGCTGTGAGAGTATCTTCTACCGTTGGTTCAGGTGTACTTGGTTCAGCTTCAGTAGGTGTAGGTTCTCCTCTGAGTTCACCCTCTATAATGTCTGCTTGATTATCGTATTCCTCTTCAAATGAAGCAGCATTAG